TAATTAGAGATATTAAAAGAATAAGAAGAAAACCGAATTACGGAGGTGGTGGAAAAGATAACTTTTATAAAAAGAATAAACAGAAGCCACTAAACCCAAAAAACAAGAAAAATAATGAAAAAGAGAAAAAAGAAGAAAATAACCAAGGAGAACCAAAAATTATACAAGAGACAAATGGAAATAATAAATCAGACAACCAGGCAAATTCAAAAGAGGACTTTAAGAAAAAATTAGAATACAAGAATAAAAAACTCGATGATAGATTTTTAAAGAGACAAGAGAAAATTCAATCCACCCAAGAAAAGAACATTTTGGATAAAATGGAAGCAATTAACAACATCAATAAAAACAAAGAAAATCAAGTCAATGTAGAACTTTATAAAGAACTAGCCAACAAAAGTCTAGATTTAACATTACCCAATGAACCAATTTTCAATAATAGTTATTTTGATAGAATAAATAAAGAAAGCAAAGATTATAAAGAAGCAATAAATAGAATGAAAGATATAAAATTTAAGAATTTTAAAATAAAAAACAAAGCCTTTAGCATTGGAGTCAAATTATTATTCACCAATATTAAGAAGATAGGAACAGATAAAGATATTAAGAGAGTTTCAATCAATCTTTTATGGCAATTAATGTACCCAGGAATTGATTTCATTAGACAAGACAATAATGATGTGGAAATATATCACTCAAATAATTTAGCTTACTGTTTAGTAATAATAAATAGCCATATGTTTATAGCGAGGAAAACTGCAGAAGAACTTTATCCTCTTTATGTATATACATCATTAATCAATCACAAAGATGAAGTAGATAATTATTCATTATCTGCAATACAAAAAGTAGTAAATGATCATAATTTATATATAACGAACCAACAACAAAAAGATGCAGATAAATTTTCAATTTGGAACGTTAATAGCGATATTGACCCAGATGGACATTGTCTTTATAGTTGTATTGCAAAAATTGATACAGGATTAGAAAATATCATAAACTTTTCCTATAGAGCAAGTATGGATAATAGTTTATTAGACTACCATCCTTATGGAGCCGATGATTTTAACTTTATGCCGAATCTAGACCTTTCAGATAGACTTAGAGATTTAATCGAATACCATGATAGTCACTTTGATTTACATGAATGGACAAAAATAATAGCACATTACAATTATTCATTAAAAACTTATCAAATGATAAAAATTGGAGTGCCAGAAAGTCAAGCAATAGAGAATAGTGAGTATTTCAGATCAATATATATAAGTTGTATAGCAAACTCAATATATGCAAATGTATTACAAAACAACAACTTGACTAATCAAATGGTAAAAATTATAATAGAAAAAAACATATTAAATTATAGAGAAGTGATTATGCCTAAAAACGACAAAGAACAATCACAATTACAAAATTATTTATATGGAACTGGAGCTAGTTATGTAGCAGATTCTATGATGGCCTTATTGGATTATCCAAGGAAAGAATACGTTATGATAGTCAATAAAGATTCAAATCTACCAATTGAAGATGAAGAAAATGAAGCTCAAAAAACTGAACTTAAAGATAAGAATCAAGACACAGCTAATTTAACTCAAAATAAAAATATGAAAAAAGAAAATGAAAGCAAAAATGAAAATTTAATAACAATAGGCGGAAATAAAGAAACAAAAGAGGAGAAAAAACCTGATACTGTAGAAATAATAGAAGAAGTATCCACAACTATCAACGAAATACCTAAGAAAAAGAATGGAGACATTACCTTCAATTGTCCTGATGAATGTGAAACAGAATATGAAGCTGAAGATGATAATGAGAAAGCACGAACAAAAATACAAATTGATGAGAATATGATAATCAAAAAAGTAATTAAAGAAAGTCCAAAAAACAAAAATGATGAATATGTAGATTTAAATAAAATTGAAGAACAATATGATATAGAGTTAGCATTAACTAATAAATTAGAAGAACCTCTATTAGAACATGAAAAAACAAAAAACTTTCAGAATTTTAATCAAAAAATGGAATCCGTAGCAGTAAATTATGTAAATCAGAGCAAAATTTACAAAATATCCGAAGAATATATGACAGAAACTCTAAAAGCAATTTATTCACAAAAAACAAAAGAAGACAAAATAATCATACAAAATATTAAAAAGAATAGTAAAATATTAAAAAGGTATGAGAAAATGCAAGTATGCCCAAAAAATTATAGCAGTAATGAAATCGAAGGCCAAACAAAGCAAGTTTGCAAAACTCTTATAATGAATGATTTAATCTATGAATTTGATTTCTCCGAAGCAATAACAAACGACATTAAAAACAATGATAATATAGGGAAGATATTAATAACATTTCATGCCCCCCCTAGAATACATGGAGCTTATTTTTACCCTTCGAGAGCACAAACTAGAGCTACTAATAAAGGATCAAATTATATCCAAAACAGAGTCACTACCTACACATTATTTGGAAAAAATTATTTCACTATGGAATGTGCTGGAAATGAACCATATAATACCATGATTCCTCAACTATTTGGAAGAGAATTTTACAAAAATGAATCAATAACTTTTACTCAAGAAATTGACAGTACAACCAAGATAATATTTACAGAATTACAAAGATTTGATCTAGAAGCAACAGATTATGTTTTATTGCAAGGAATTGTATTTAGAAATGACATGCATGATTTCGATACAGTACAAAAACATGAAATATCAGATAACATAGTCATACATAGAGATAGGCCTTATCCATTTATACATGCAATACCACATAATTATGCAAATCAATTTCCTGAAGCATATAATTTATGTAGAGATTACTTCCCATCAATAAATTTGCATGATCTTAGAAGACAACCAATGGATGCTGATACTATAGGTTTTACTACAATAAATATACCAGTAAGGGACAGCAACCCACATGCTTATATGGCATCAATAAGGAAAATAATGAGAGATTTGGTTAATTACCATGCAAGAAATGACTTTATGATCATTGTAGCAGGATATAATGACATTAGCTACTATTTAAATCAAGAATTTTACCATGCTCAAAGTCCTTTAATATCAACTAAAGACTATATGAGATCATTTTACAGACAAAATGCTTGCAGACATAAAACAGTAAATACTTTTATATGTGAACATCTCCAAATGAATCAACACAACAATTCAACGTATGATACTTTCAAAAATTATTATATGGATCAAGTGAAAAATTTCTTTTACGACAAACTTATAATAGGCAATTTTAAATTAGCTAGACAATATTATGCAGTAATGCCTATAACTAGTATGATAGATACCAATGAAGCAACACCAGAACAAGAAATAAGTGAATATCAAGCTTATAGGAAAACAGGATTGGGCATTTACGATGATTATACTGCAACTCCAGCAAATTTTTATAATTTAAAAGAAATGACAAGAATTAGAGAACATTTAACACAATTATATGCAGCAATTAATTCACTAAGAGACAATTCCTATTATGATATACAACTTAGATTAACAATCATTTATCATAATCTCCACATTATAGGTACTTTATCAATATTACCAATTACATACTTTCTTATGTGTGAATTAGTTATATGGACTTATTTAATATACAAATTTGTATTTATTCACCCAACCTATTTATTAGAACAAACATGGACAACTATTGTACAAACCATATATTATCATCATATACCTTTTCTAGTTGGCAATTTAGTTTTCATATATCAAATGATAACAACTATTAAAGATGCATTAACCGGCAAGAACTTGGCAAAAAACATTTTACATTTAGGAATTTTAATATGTACAAATTATACGAGTATTTCTATATATCTACTAGCATTTTTAGTATATATACATACAAATAGAAAGGGAATTCCTATATTTATAATTTTTTATCATTTATTTATAACAAAATTTGCAGTTTTCGCATATAATCCATTTAGACATGACACTCAAAATTTTATGAATGATTTCACAATAATAAATAATTGTATAATTCTTTTCAAAACTTGCTTATCAAAACAACACAAAGAGCAATTGAAACAAGTCATTAACGTCAATAGAGAATTTAATAACAAAGCTAAAATTAATATACAATGCCAAGAAAAAGTTAGAGGACAAAAAACCAAAATATCAGAATTAAAATGTGAAGTGCACACTTCCAAAAAACATCGACTACCTGCAATGAAATCCATTAGCAAAATATTAGTTGGAATAATAAATTGGATTGATCAATTTTCTAATATTTATCATAAATGTGCATTAACAGTTTCACACCCAATATTATACCGACAATTGGTTCATAACAAACTCGTAAGCCAAAGAGTAGTAGATAGAATAGTGGCACCTTATACAACACAATATTTAAAAATGTTAGAAAAAATAATGCAAGATAAACCATTCACATATGATGTAGAAGGATTTTACGACCATTTAACAACAAAACAAAAAAATGAATTCTTACAAATAGATAAACTTCTGAGAAAAAGACAAGGAACAAATTATAAACAAATAATACAATATAATATATTTAATAAAACTGAAAAATTAATAAATATGCCTAATGATCCATCTAAAAACAGATTAATATCAGGATCACCATCTGCACTTAAATACATAATTGGACCATTCATATACAGTGTACAAAAATATATGTATCAAATAGACAAGGCATTTAAAAAACCATCAAGTGATGCAAAATTTACTAGGAAATTCAACAAAAGTTTAAAGAGATTAAGTCATAATAATGTTTTAGCAATAGAAATTGATGGCTCAAGATTTGATTCAACACAGTATTATGAAATATTACAAGAATTTGATGTAAGAGTATACAACTTTTTTCTAGATAGAATTCCAATTTCGTCATTTCATATACATAAACAAATAATAAGGGAATGTTTTGAGCAAATCTCATATATTGGATTAAGTGTTTATATAGCATATATAATTCAAGGAACCGTACCTTCAGGAAAAAATAACACAACCCTTGGAAACACCCAACGTTCAATACTATTCATAAGAATAATAGCAGCAAATTGTTATATAGTTGAATTAGTAAATTTTTTCTTTTATGCAGCAGGAGATGACATAATAATTATAATGTGTAGAGAATACATCGATATATTTTTAAATAAAACTAAAATGATTTATGGAGAGGGATTATATTCATTAAAACAAGTAGCTAAGAAAATAAAAGTATGTGAAATAGAACACTGTACCTTTATATCACTCAGATGTGCATTTATTAATGGCAAATATTATTGGTTTAAAGATCCACACAGAGCTATATGCAATTCATTTTTCAGTGATAAGTTAATAAGAGTAACCAATAAAAATAGAGAAAATAATATCAAAATATGTATAAAACAAAGCCTATTAATAAGTTTCAGCAATTTTCCTATTTTAAGAAAATTAGTAGAACAAATAAAAACTAGAAATTATGATGAAGAAAAATACTTACAATGGTTAAATTCATATATCAAAAAAAATAAAGATGTTAGATATGCATTATCAAATGAAAATGAAATGTATGAAGAAAAAAATCACTACGACATCATTTGTAGATGGTTGCTCAAGAATTACAATATTACAAGAAGAGAAATAGACATGTTAGAAAACGAAATAACCAAATCTAATAACGTTTTAATACAAACATATATCATGGAAAAATTTAATAATCCAATAATTTGTAGGCAATATACTCCTGATAGAGATAATATAGACATACCAGAACAAGAGAGTATTTTTGAGCAATATTTTAAAGAATTATTAAATACAATAAAAATGAACCGAAATGTTGTTAAAATCAAAAATAAAGTTGTAACCAATAAACCAACAAATTTGTTAATCAGAAAAAGATTAAAAATATATGCAGATATAGATAGGAACTGTGAGAATTATTTCCCTGTGATGGTTAAGAGATCTTATAATCAAAAGATTCTGTACGACAAGTACGATTATAGGAATCAACCATTTATAACAGGGCTCATTAAAAATGATATCATCTGGAGATTATAATATTGGCAATAGCCAATTAAAAACCAGCGCCATCAAAACTAATACACTATTTGGCATTAATTTACCCAATTATTTAATCAAAAATATATTACAATACGTACCAAAAACAATTTCACAACCTAAAACTTTTAAATGTTCATTTTGCAAAGCACATGAGAGATATGTTTCATTCGCCTGTTTTAAATGTTATTCAAAAAATTGTCCCAGAATTAATAAACTAAAAACTCAAGTTATAGAAATATGTTCATATTGCGAAATCCTAATATCCGCATCAATGAGATTAATACACCGTATGGAAGATATAGAAGATTGTATGCAATTACCACCTTTAATAACAATCAAGAAAAGTGGAAGAATCATAGTATCCGATAATGCAGAAATGTTAAGAATGAATGTTAGAGACAAGTATGATGCAGTAACACTTACAACATTAACTACGATGACCAATTACTTTAACGGATTAGAGACACTTGAAGTGGTAGAAAATATGGTCGACCAAGATGTATGCAATTATAACAGCTATATAAGTGATCTCGAAAAGAGACACATTTATTGTCATTATGATTTCTGAGGTGCCATGGCACCTTTCCCATTTAAAATAAATTACAATTAAAATTTTACAAAAACTATGCAAGCAGAAGAACAAGAACCACAACAAGTGAATTTACTTCGTGAACCACCTAGTCAAAAAGCCAAAGAAGAAGCAAGAACTTTTGATAGAGATTACATGTTAAAAGAGAATAAAGATAATAGCTTATACAAAGCAACAATAGTTAAGCACAGACAAGAAATAATGAATTTACCTTTTCCTGATGGAATAAATGCAAAAATTTTAGCAACAGGATTCCCAAATGCAAAAGCAAATTGGTTTAACAGATTCATAAAAGCAATATCAAATGGCAGAAACAAATTTTCACAAGCTGAAAAAGAATATATAGAGAGATCATGGGTCACTGATGCATTTAGAGAAGAAATAGAAAAACTAATAAAAGCAAAAAATGTAACATTCGATAGCAACAAATGTACATATGGCAATTATCCATGGAAAGGAGGAGCAGCTAGCTGTAAGAAGGGAGTTCTCACATTTGATTTCGATAATCCAGGTTATTATGATACATTAACAGGAGAATACGTATATTTTGACACAGCAGAAGAAATGAATAGGGAATATGAGAAAAACAATGGAGTATGGTTAAGATCAATGAGAGAGAATATTAAAAAGAAAAATGAAGAAAAACATTCATCTTGCGCATGTAAAGCACTTCCAGATAAAATTAATAAGATAGAGGATAGTCTAAAAGTATATGATGAGGCACAATCACTAATACATCTATTAGAAGATTTAGATCACAAAATGAAATCTATAGAAGAAATACATATGACAGAAAGTCAAAAAGGAGTATACCACAAATTTCTAAAACACATAGCGACAAAAGGTTCCGTAGATGTATCTTTATTCAAAGAATTAACAGAAGCATTTTCAAACTTCAGGTCATCAATGGTAGCAAACTATGCAATGACCGTGCTGAACCCTTGGAAATACAAAGCAGTAAAAGCTCCATCAGAATTACCAATACCAAGCGCTACATTTTCAATAAGATCATCAATAAATTTAATCACAAATAATAAGGGAAATTTGGCATTTGCATTTGATCCATACTATTTAGTAGTAGGTAGTTTTTCATCCTTTGGATTAAATAATAATGACTTATTAGTAGGCACAGCTGTAAGTAACTTTTTTCTAGCAACAGATATAGGGCAAAACTTACCAGCAGCAATTTATAGCAAATATAGATGTGTATCAGCAGGTATAAAATTACAAGTCACATCATCATATTTAAATACGACAGGATATGCTTCAGTTGGACTACAATTTTCAGCAGGAGGTGTGGCAGCAACCGGATCAGCAATAACTACTTATCAAAATTTCGGAAATTTCAATCAGATAGAAAATGCATATTATAGACAGACAGTACCACTTAGATCAGGTGAGATAATAGAACAAAATTGGTTACCAATAGACCCAACATTTTTAACATTTACTGATCTAGGAGTTGGAGGTAAAAATTGTACAATTGTAGGATATATAGCAGGAGGTCCCCAAACAACCACCGTAGCCAGATTAGAATTCATAATGAATATGGAGGCCATTGTAGATTTAGCATATGTAGATTACATACCCCAGGATATATCATATGAAATATTTGATCCTAAAGATTTAAGAGTAATTCACACCATATTTCAACAATCCATGTCAAATGATACAAAAGTTTCATCAGAGGAGGTTAATTCATTACTTGAAAAAGAATTTCCTAGTGTACCAGTACCACTTTTATTACCTAGCGTAATAGATTCATTTGGACTACCGATAACTTCAATAGCCAAAAACGTTGGAAATATACTTAAAAACGATATAAAAGAATTATCAAAAATAGACAAAGAAGGAGCTTATTCAGAAAAAATCGAAGAGTTAAATAACAAATTATCAGAAAATAAAAATGAAAAGCCATCATTTCTTTCAAAAGCTTATAACATAGTAAAAGAACCAGCAAAAGCTATTATTTCGGCATTAGGGAGAGAAATAGCAGGCAAAATACCGGGTTTGAACACTGCAATAAGCATAGGAAGTGAATTGTTTAATTGATTAAATTAAATGGGAAATAATTATATATATTATAAATATTTTTTAAAGTATTATATAATATTCGTCTTCGGCACACTTCTACTCAGGTGCCTCGTAGCAAACATCTTTAAAAACTGATTTCAGCTAATAATTAAATGCTAAGAATAATTTCAAAATCTATGAGTGTTCCTAATTATTAAGATAAACTAGAATATTTAATTGCAATAAATAGCCAAATCCAAGATCTAATTCGTCATCATCTTGGAATAGAACCCAATGAAATGGCTTGGGGCTTGTAACCTACTACACATGGCAGCATGTAAAACTGGGTTTGTTACCTAAAACACGTGGAAACACGTAAAAT